TGCCAAACATCAGTTCCTTTCTTTAGATGCTTCTGAGGCTTGAATCTGTCGTTTGGTCTGAATGAGTACCTAACCTCTGTGTGGTTCCAAACTATTCTAGCGCCTTCCATTGTTTTATATGTTGTGCGCTCAGTGTATCCGTAGTCATCGGGAACTATGCTACTCGTCACTACTCTTCCCCATGTAGATATGAAACTTATTGGTCTCAGATTTCTTGCACTGCACCTCCAAAAAACAGGGTAGTCGTTTCCTGATAAATTCAGCTTCCTGTAGATTGTGTTCACTATGTGTATTTTAGTGGCAGACCTCATTCCAGATTCTATCACTTGAGACAAATCTATTCGTTGCACGTTCGGGGCATTTACCAAGGAAGCATCAATTAACTCTAGCTCCTCAGGATTCCTGTCGTGTCTAAATTTCTCTGGCGGTATGGATTCTAGAAGGGAATTCTCTCTCAACTTCTCTGATTCTAAGGTAGCTATTGAACCTCCTAGGACAACGATCGACATAGAACAGAAGAAGCTGCTTTCACAGAACTGCAGACCATACGGTAGCCTTTCATCAGACTTTGACATAACACACTTTGAGGACATGTTCATCATCTTATACAGTTTTGTAGTGTACATTGTTACAAAATTTACATAGTCAATTATCTTGCCCCTAATTCTACCGCCTAAGCTCATTGGAAGATACTCCATCCTAACAACTTCTTCTATCTTAGATCTATCATCCCACTCCAACCCTGTAAAAGACAACACTCTGGGTTCTTGAAATCTGAGAGACACATGGGGATTCTGAACTTCAGCTGATTTAATTGCAAGGACAACTGCACTCTCAAATTGAACCACTTTATCAACATTCATGTAGTCGGGCAGCTTCTCTGTCGCAAATTCGCTCTTGTAACCCAAGCTGTATACCATTCTCTCCAAAACATAGTCATCCATTTCCTTCCTTGAGAATGTTTGATCTATTCTTAACCCAACTTTTTCATATTCCATGGTGTTGATCCTCAACAGTTTTTTTTGAGTTCGACACTTGAGCTTGACCTAATCTTTTGCAAGAGTGACTCATTGTGTTTACTGTCGTTTCTCTGGATAGGGCAGAAATCAACTCTGTTAACATAGATTTAGTGTAACCCTTGAAAGTCAAACAAAGGAAAGCAGACTCTTCCAGGCTTGCCAAAAACTGTTGTATTTCCCTTTTTTCCCTATGGAAGTTACCGTTCATGTTTATTATTCTGGACCTCAAGAATCTTGGATATTCATCAGCTTCATCAGAATCCCTCATTAGAAGTTCAGGTGAATCAACGCGTGTCAATATAGAGTACACCTTTCCCACACCTTCCTCCTTTGCATCCTTGGACCAATAGTTCTTAATTAACGAACAAGGTTGAGGTACACTAAGAGAGTAAACTAAGTCAGGTTTCACTATGCCTCCAAACTCCAGAGGTATGTCGTAAATGTCGCTCCCCGCTTGCCTCAATCTTTGCCTTAATGAGTACGTACTGCACATCTCTATAGCCATTATATTCAGGATTATCCATATTGC